AACAAAATCAATGGTGTTGTAGTCAAAATCATTAACCGCATCAGCACTATACTTTTTTACTAATTGACACCCGTACTTTTCCAATCTTTCTTTTGCTTGGGGGTAGAATCCTTCAACTTGTCCTGGGTTTAGGTAATCACCATAATCATCATAGGGTTCCCACGGATCAACACAACATAATTTGACCCCTGGATTAGCCTTACACATAATTTCTGAAAACTCACCTTTCTTGACTCCTATTTCAACACCAACCTTATAACCAAGTTCACAAAACAATTTTGCCATATCGTCTCTGGTATAACCAGGTATTCCTATTGGCATTTTAGAAGATAAGGTTACGTTAAATTTCTTAATTACATGTTCCAGCTCGGACAATTCTCTTTTTATCGGTTCTGGTACAAATATCATAACCTTCCTTTCTGGAAAACTTATTATTAAATCTCTCCAATTTTCTGGCCATGTTGGAACGGGCCAAAATTTATCTATTAGCCACTCTAAATCGTGTGTCCTGCCAGGTAACTTATTATTATACCAAAAATCTGTAGAATAAACAATTCCTTGTTTATTTTGATATATTTCTTCTGGAGTAAGAATATATCCCTTGCCCCTTGCCTTGCCTTTCCACAGATGTGCATACCATGTGTTTTTATTAATAACAACACGCCCCCCGGTAAGCCATGCCCTTAATCCTATTTCTTGAAACTCTTGAATAAATGTTCCGTATCCTTTGGACGACAATGGTATAAAATAATCTCGATGCATAAACCAGCATGATCCTTGAGAAACCATTTCATCATCGACCATTATATCTTTACGTGCTTCACCACGCTCAAACCAATCTTTTATATGCATTCCAAATCCAAGTTGGTCATTTGCAAATGCTGTTGGGTGTGATAAATAATGAGCATCTCGCACCTTATCTTGATTACCAATACCCCAGATATCAGTATCAAGGCTATATCTACGAGGTATTACTACCCAATCTTTATCACAATCCTTTTTAAGAGTCTCGTCAAAACCAATATCAAACGCACAGTGTTCGTCACACTTCATGATAAACTTGCCTTTAGCAATATTCACCGCGCTATTAATTCCATCGCGTAATCCCCGAACCTCTCCACGGTGAAGTATTATAAGATTTTTTCTGTCATTTATATCATGATTTTTCCAATGGCCGTCTAAAATAGTTATAACCTCAATTTCACCTGTGGCTTTTTTAAAAATATCATCAATTGTTTTTTTTAAAAATATAGGATCCCTGGATGGGACTATGATTGAAACCTTTTCCACCTTAACGTTCCTTTCGTTAAAAAAAAGGGCCCATGGGTGGGCCCTTTACTATTAACCGGAGAGCCAACTATTATATCTTTAAAGCAGCATAATATGCCGCAATGTTTGCACCAACGGTTCCGTCCACTGTATTCACCAGCGGAGTAGCAGTTCCAGGGGCAACAGATCCGTACAAGGTTAACAACGCAAGAGAGGTTGCGTTGCCAATACCTATAGCGATAGACATCTTTGTCTGCCATTCAATTAGGCCAAACGTTGATTTAATTTCAAAAGATGGATCGCCAAGGCCAAAGTTATGACCAAGAAAGCTCGGATCAGTAAATGCCCACAGATGACCAATCGGAAGGATATCGCTTTTGATTGTTTTAATAACTTTCGTTCCAAACAGGGTGTCCGAAACAATGCCATTATAAACACGATCTTTACCGAAATCATCCCCGGCATTAGGGATTGATACTGCAGTTTCAAACGTTTCCTGAGTCATCAGAATACATGCAGTTTCCTTCTTCTTCGCGTCTCCGCCGGCAATGCCGGATGCCAGGGTGTTTTTAACCTTGGTAAAATCACGAGCCGTAATTTCTTTGGTATAAGTTGGAGATCCAACATGGGTAACCGCCTTTTTGTAACTGGTTGGGCCAGACAGCGCAAGGCCAGCACCACAAAGACGAAGAAAAAATTTATCTTCTAGTCTTTCCAAAATTGGAACCGACTTGTCTTCAATACGTTTTGTAATTTTGTACTGGTAAGCGCGAAGATCTTCGACTGTGATCTGAAAACGAAGAGTAGCCATGTTAATTATCGGTATGATATAACGCTCACCCTTAACGTATTTGCCGTTTGGCTCACCAATGTTATCTACACCAACTGCATAGGCGGTCGGCTCGATATCACGGATTACATATAAGGAATTGTCGTTAACATTCCTCTGGCAATCTGCTACTGTAATTTGCTCCTGTGGTATAATAGCTCTTGAAAAAGCAGCTTCCAAAAATTCGGTCTTCACGTACAGGCGGCCAGCCTCAGAAAGCTGAGCCTGCCCCTCAATAGTGGCCAATTTCTCAAAAAACGCCTCGTTTGCCTGACGAACACTGATGTCTTGTAACATAATTTTATACTCCTGCAATAATTTTAATAAAAATATAGGGCAGCTTTCACTGCCCGTTAATAAACTATGAAGCCGACGCCGACTCAGACTTCGAGCTTGATCTAGACTCAGACTTAGATGCTGATGCTGATTCAGACTTCGAGCTTGATCCAGACTCAGACTTCGAGCTTGATCCAGACTCAGACTTAGATGCTGATGCTGATTCAGACTTCGAGCTTGATCCAGACTCAGACTTAGAGCTTGAATGAGATTCTAATGGCGTAACAACTGTATACAAAGCCCCAACACTAACTGTTCTGTAAACAATAACACCAGTTGTTGCATCAATCTCCTCCACACGAGCAACAAGCTCATAATCACCGTTTTCACCATTGGGAGACTCGGCAACTGAAAAAAGCTTGCCAAGATAGCTTGCGTTATCACAAACAGCAAGAAAATCTCCTTGGTGAACATCACCAACATATCCAGCAGTATCGCATTGAACCCTAAATCCAACATTTTCTATGGTAGAAATGCGACCAACCGCCGTATCATGAGATTCATATTGGCTAGATGATCTTGCACCAACGATTAATTTGTTTATTTTCGCCTTAGTTCCAGCCACAACGTTTGTCAAAGTTCCATCAGACCCAATCACTCCCCACAACCCTGGAGTTGCAAGAAACGTTGTTGGATCAATGGGCCTCGACTCTCGATGTAGTATCGCTAAAGGTGTTAAAATTTCAAACATAAATTACTCCTTTATTACGATACAGTTACAATGGTCGGAGACATGGTACGATATGTAATCGTACCGTTAACGGCATCAACTTCTTCGCAACGAGCTACGATTTCATAGTCACCAGATTCACTATGCGGATGTTCAGTATAAAGAAACAATTTTCCCTCATACCCAGCCTTGTCGCTGACCGCAAGCAATCCGCCAACCGTTGGTGTTCCAGTGTAACCCGCACCGTCAACCAAAACTCTAATGCCAATATCCTCAATTGTCGTAACCCTACCAGACTCAACATCATTAGACTCATAAGGATTGCTTGATGCCGAGTTAACAACAAGTTTGCTTAAGGTCGGAGGAGTGTTGGTTGTAATATTCTGTAGAGTTCCATCTGCATTTAGCGCTGCCCAAATACCGGGCGCCGCAACAAATACGGATGGGTCAACAGCACGCGAAACTCGATGAAGCTTTACTAAGGGTGTCAAAATCTCTAACATATTTTATCCTTCCATTACAGAGTCAAACATACCTTGTTTATTTTTTAAATTCGAAGCTTGTTTTTCAAACAACGAAAATGATTTTTTATTATAAAGTTGCGTCGCCTCTTTAATTATAGACAACTCTCGTTCATCTTTTTTCATAAGCTCTGCAACTTTTTCTTGAAACAATTTACTGTCAACCACCCCTCTATCTATCATAGATTCCACTAGTAGTTTGACCGACGCCTCTTTGTTCATGTTGCGTATAACATCAACAAGATCTTTTATACAGGAAGAGGCTGTCTTTATCATTTCTCGAACAGAAGATTCATTTGATTCGTTCAATGAAAAAGAAGCTACCTTTTCAAGACCATCAGATATGTGCATTGCGTCACCAAGGCTGTCAACCTGCAAAGGCTTTTCAGCCAGACCCTCAAGCACATATCTTCCAATGTTCTTGCCAACTATCATGATTAGATGATACCTTTTTCAGCCAAAAGAGCAATTGCTTTTGCTACTTCGGGATCGGCAGCGGCTGCAACATCAGCATCTTCATCCTCATTCATCTTTTCGACTAAATCATCGGCATCTTCCTCACCTTTTTTCTCTACCTCTTCAGCAATTTTGACAAAATCCAGATACTGCTTGGCAGCCCCAATAATATCATCATGATTTAGTGTCTGCATTCCAGCTATTTTTGCAAGATAGTCCACTGATTCAGATGCGGTCTTTTCTAGTCCGCCATCGTCATGAATATTGTACTTATCAAGCAAGCCAGCTTCTTTCAAAATACCAACAGCCTGTGTATATTCCTGCCTTTTTGCAATCTTTTCAAGATTGTTAACAAAAGCCTGAGCTATAAGTTCACCATTTTTTTCTGAGTCGTAGTTTGAAGCAACACCCTCGCCAGCCGCAGATGCTGCTGCATCTGGTGTTTTTCCAAACTCATTGATACTTTTTTCTGTACCGCCACCACTAGTAACAACCTGAGTCTCATCTGGTTTTACCGGGGACGCCGCCATTCCGGCTTCCGCAATTGCAGGGACACCACCAGCTAAAGCAACCTGTGAATCTGTGACAGCTGCTGTTATAGCTTCGACTGCAGGGGGCGCCTCAATAATGGGACCAGCAGCGTTAACAACTTGACTACCAGTTGGAATAGACACTGCCGGCGCACCAAGCTCTTCTGCAAGCTTACTAAGAAAAGAATTGTTATTTACCGGTTTCGCAGAGGCAGTTTTTGCCTGGCCCGAAATCAGACTTAAATGATCATCAAAACTTCTTGTTCTACGTTCCATAAGACCTCCATTAAAAGATATGGTATAAATATAATTTAAAAAACACAATATAACTATTTAAAAATTAAAAAATGGTTGTCCGGCTCTTCTTATTGATTTTTGATTGTATGCCATTGCTCCGTATACTGCAGGAATCGCAAGCGCACCGCCTATTAATAAATCACTTGTATGCCCAGCCTGTTTGATATGCCCGGAAAAATCAACATCATCTAATAACCCCTCATATCTTGATGCCGGCGTATTTATCATTGGGCTTTCTTTTTCTCTTAATAGCCGTATTATATTGTACATCATTCCACCTCCGATCAAAGCAGAAAGCCACGGTTTACTTAAAACTTCACCTATCTGATTAAGCGTGTATCCATTAGCTTTCATTTTTAATCCGGCATACATCGCGGCAATTTGATCTAAAATTGTAGAACTGGCGGTTTTTGACATTTCTACAACACCCTCGATAGGAGAGCCGTCTCCCCTTGAATCAATAGTATATCCGCTTCTTAAAAATAGGTATGGTAATAATATTTTGCTAACACTATCAAGAAAATTTGGTGTTGATATGTCTATAGTGGCACACCCGCCCATAGACTGGTCAAAAACAACATTATCATTATCAAGCCTATCCGCCTCATCTCGCTTACCAATACTAACTAAAACTATTCTTTGAAACTCTCTTGGTTTTGGGTGAATACCCATACCAATCATTGTAGAAAAAATATTTTTAATAGGAGCTGCAGAAGCTATTAAATTTAATGTTTCTGAGGGTATTTCTGGTTCTTTTTCGATCAACTTATTAAGCTTTTCTCGAAGAGCTTTTCTAATAATAATAGACTTGCTGGATGGATTAACCATACCTTCAATATCAGTAGGGCTATCGGCACCAATTTCTTTATCTATCTCCCCAATTTTGCTAACCTGTGCCACCTTATCAACCATATCGTCGGTAACACCCATAGCTTCTGCTATATCAACTGAAAGAATGGAAATTCCAGCAGCTTTTGATAGTATAAACGATGTTTTGTCGGCACCAACATATACCCTAGAAATATCAAATCCCCTTGGGTAGTCGTTGAAAACAAAAACTTTAGCCCCGGGGAGAATTGTTTTTCCTAATTCGATAGACCATTGGCGGGCAAGATGAAGATCAACAATAACGCCCATATATGATTTAGCGTGTTTACAATACTCTTCACGAGTTTTAGCCTTGTTTCCACAAATACAACACCTGTCATAAGGAACCTTAACCCCAATAGAAACTGCTACTAGCTCGCCTTTTTCTAATGCAGTTATTATCTCTATTGACTTTTCTTTATCAATACCAACAATAAGCTCAACCCGGTGTATTTTGTCATTCCAATGGGAAAATACGACCTCGCCGTAACGTGGACTGTCTGGTTTATTGATGTGATGCTTAAAAAAATGAGCATAATATTCGAAAGTTTTATATCCATAATCATCTTTTGTTAACATGTCAGTTCTAAGAGATTTATGAATAAGTCCGGCCTCGGGGAAGGCATCCCCGTTGCCGTTATCGCCCCAGACTTCGTATGACCCCATAGCGTTAATTACAACATAATACAATGACGGCTTCTTCTGAATACTCATAATAGCCTTGAGCAGCTCAGGAGAGTATCCTGATCCAGCAGTCTTGTTCAATTGATAAAGATCACTGATCGGGAAAATATGTTGCCCGTATTCATCACAAGAATTGTAATTAACGTATTTAACCATTTTTTATTTTGTTGCTGCGTAGGTTCCGGTACCGGCGCCAACGGCCCCAACACCAACAAGAGCACGTTTTGCATGAGGAAGCGCTGCTTTCATAGCTGCAAGTTCTTTTGTGGCTTTATTGTTAGCCGCATAACTTTGAAAATTTTGCCCCCTTGCCTTCAAAAATTTTTCTACACCTTTGTGGTATACACCCTTGCCAAAACCCTTTGTGGCATCAAGCAGATTTTTTGCCGACGCCACAGTATTTCCAACCTCTTTCTTTATAATGGTCCCAACCCCTGCGCGTTTTTCCAGAGCTTTAATAAAAGCCTGTGGATCAACGTTATTTGCTTCTGCAATCTTTACCAAACGATTTTCGAAGGCTTCCTGATAAATCTCTTCAAATACATTATTGTTCATAACAACTCCTTGGTTAAAAAGTTTTTTTGTTTACCAATATCTTTTTGGGTAGTATTTTCGGCAATTCTTTCTAATACTTCCCTATCATTGTTTTCTCTCAATTGACTACTCAACATAGTAGCTTTATATATCTTATCAGCAATCCATGGGGATACAACAACTGCAGTTGTTAAATATGGATGGTCAATTGCAGCGCTTAACACTTTACCTACAAGTGCTACTGCCTTTTCATTAAACATTATCAAACCCCCAGTGACGACGCAAAAGATGTTCCACCTTCCAATAGTTTTCCAAACAACCCACTTCCACCACTATCACCCTGTATTTGGGCAAGATCTTTAACCAGATTTGAATCCACTCCTTCAAACTGAACCATTTTATTTATAAGAGCACCAGCCACAAGCGGATTTGTTGCGGCTCTTGGGGAAAATGTTTGGATGATTCCAAACAAATCTTTAATCTTCTCATCCTCAACATCCTGCAACTGCGGAGTTTTAGTTTTCAATAGATTATAAGACTCCATCTCTTTTCTTTTTTGCATGATGGGATCAACGATCTCTTCTTTAACTATCACAACCGGAACAGTAGAAACCGCCAGGGGAACAGAAATACTCTGAAACATAGATGGTTTTTTAATACTATCAACTGTTTCTTTTTTTATTGTTTGCCCCAAAGTACCAATGGTCTCGGTCATTTTTTTAGGAATGACGGTTGGCTGAAAAAAACTTCCAATAGCTTTTAAGATATCTATTTTATTCATGACAACGCTGCTCCTTCATTGGTCCTGATTTTTGGTTCCACCATTTTTTGTGGCAATTTGGCCTTTTTAAGTGTTTCTTTGGCTACGCCTATTCCAAAAATTCCATTGACACCTACTGTAAGTGCAGAGCCAAGGAATGACATTTTTTGCATACCTAGTGCTTTTACGCTAGTGAGATCTTCTTGTGATAATTCATCTGGAGACATCTTTCCCGCAAGAACGCTATTTCTTAGTGCTGTGGTATAGTTTGGTTGCGCAGGAGCTCCCGGCATGGCTTTATACAAAGCGTACCCACCAGCTCCAAGTCCAAGTCTGGATGTCCATGTAAGCGCAGCTTTAGCAGGACTCTTCCAGTTAGCCTTTTTAAAGGCTGCTCCAACAACATTTTTACCGACGCCCCAGGCCCCACGAGCCAATCCACCAACCCATGCGGTCTTAATCAAAACAGATGAAACTCTATTCAAATCATTATGATTTAATTGCAACTTCGTACCCTTCAATTACTTTGTTAATTTTACTCAACATTTGATTTAAAACCCCAATCTTTTCCATTGAGAGAGTTATTTCTTTAGCCGGTTGTAACAATTCTGATTCTGTGTTAATTTTCTGGGATGATATTTTGGTAAAATCTTCACGAACACTATACCCTTCATCAGATATAAGTTTTGCAACATCACTGTATATGTTCATAATTTTATTAGGATTAAGGCCCATCTCAGAAATATTTCTACATGCAATCTTTGCCATATCCCCAATAGATTCCCCCTGATGAACAATGACCATAGAATCTTTGAGCAATCTATTAAAATTCTTCTCTACCGAGTGAACCTCCGAAGTTTTAATCAGAAGGAACATGTCGGCAGCCCTTTTAAGGCTGTCTCTTTCACTTATTAACAAGTATTTATCATTTATAGCGGCAGTTTTGTCTACCGTAGGAGCTATCTCAACCGGAACCGCAGTTACAGTAAGGGTCCTTCTAAAATCACTTGGAGCAACAGCGTAATCATTCATCTTGCTCATTCCTTGTTTAATTTTTTCAAAATCTGCTATATCAAAAATTATATTAGACCGGTCTACTCCGGGTGCATGAAACAAAGACAGGTAGACATTTTGGTTTACCAACTCACATACACGTTTAAGCACTTCTTCATTATCTATTGTGTCGGCGACCTGTAAAATTGCATCGTTTAACGGAGTTTTGTTCTTCGTAAAGGCCTCAACTACAGCATAAGCGATGTCGCGAATCTTATCTATCATGATAATAATATATATACATTCAAGGGAAAATATATATATTTAATACAAGAAAGGGTGGTGTATATGGATTTTAAGACAAATGTTCAAAACACAATCAACAATGCTGGCCCAGATGTTAATAGAAAAGAGCTTCTGGTAGACATATTTAAACACACTATTGCAGATTTTTTTATCTGGTATTTAACCAATAAGAACAACGGCAACAGGCTTGCGATAGACGCGCTAATAAACACTAAACGTAGCCTGATAAGTGAATTTAGAGAAATGGGTATATCTGAAATTCAACAATCAGTAGAGTGGTACGAGGATTTGTTTGAAGCAACAGTCAAAGAAATATTAAATGAGGCAGCAATAAACCATTCTGGGAAAGACTCTTTGGTACATAATCAGAATTTTGAAATTAATGCAAAGGGATATGCTGGTATAATATAAATATACATTAATTATAGTAATTTATAGAAAAATATATTATATTATTACTATGAAACTATCTGTATATGCAAAAAATCTTGGAATAACATATCGAACAGCCTGGAATTATTTTAAAGATGAAAAGATAAAAGGGGCTTACCAATTACCTTCTGGAACAGTAATAATTCCAGAAGGTAATAATAATTTAATTTCAGAATCAATAGCTGTTTATGCGAGAGTTTCTTCATCTGAAAATAAATCTAATTTACTTTCTCAATCAAAAAGAATTCAGGATTTCTGTTCAGCTAAAGGGTGGGTTATATCTCATGTCATTGAAGAATGTGGTAGTGGATTAAATGATAATAGAAAAAAATTATTAAAACTACTTTCCGATAAATCAATCACAAAAATAGTAATTGAACATAAGGATCGGTTAACTCGATTTGGATTCAATTACATTAAAAATTTATGGCATGGTGAGATTGTTATTATTAATGAAGTTATTGGTGATGAAAAAGATTTGATGCAGGATTTTGTATCTTTAGTTACTTCTTTTACTGCAAGACTTTATGGAAAAAGAAGAAGTAAAAGAGTTACTGAAAAATTGATTAAGGAATTAAAAAATGCTACGTAGATCACAAATTTCTATCACTGAATCAAATGCTAGAAAATTAGCAACTTTAGATTTGATATTTGAAGAATCAAAAAGAGTTGTCAATCTTTATGTAGATGAAATTTGGAGTAACAAAGATTTTAGTTCTAAGTTTGTAAAATTCAAAGTTGACACATGGTTATCTGCAAGATTACAGCAATGTCTTGGAAAACAATCTCTCGAAATAGTTAAATCTCAAAGAAAAAAGAAAAAGAAGTTTAAGCCAGTGTTTACCAAGGATTCGATAAATCTTGATTCACGATTCGTTGATGTTCAATATGATAACAACTCTTTTAATTTGTGGTTTAAGATCAATTCAATTGGAAATAAAATTTCATTAAATCTTCCGGGAAACAAGCACGTTCATTTTCATAAATACGATTCATGGAATATAAAGAAATCTTATCGATTAAGATTGGAATAGATCAGGGTTTTAAAAAACTTATCACAACCTCTGATAATAAGAAATATGACACTGGATTGGAAAAAATCTATAATAAAATATCTATTAAAAAACAAGGATCAAAAGCCTTTAAAAGAGCTTTGGTTGAAAGAGATAATAAAATTAACGAATCTATAAATCTTATCCCATTCAAAGAAATAAAAACTATTGTTGTAGAAGATCTTAAAAATGTAAAACATAAATCAAAGTTTAGTAAAAAATTCAATAATAAACTACAGCGATGGTCATATTCAAAGGTTTTGAATATGATATCACTGAGATGTGAAGAAAATGGAATTCTTTTAAAAAGGGTTATTCCATCATATACATCTCAAAAATGCAGTAGTTGTGGATTTATTCATAAGAATAATCGTTCAGGCAAAACGTTCTTATGTTTAAATTGTAAGTTATTAATTGATGCTGATTTTAATGCATCGATCAATATTCTTGCACTTGGGAGTTTATAGTCCTCAAGTCTTATATAAGGAATAATTTTCTATATTTCTTGTAACTATTCCAAATTAGGCCGCAAGGATTGAGCAATAAGCCGGATCAGGTTGGCTTGTTTGACGTGTTCCGGCAACTTTTTAAAATCCTTAGTTTTCTTGGCCCACTCCTTAGCAAGCTCTGGGTGAACAGCAAGCATGAAGCGCTGTTGAGCCTTTGATTTAAATGGCATTATTTCCCCACATTCAGATATTGTGAAAACTCACCTCTCATTATTTTCAAAGCTATCCTTGCAAACATCCAACTGTGAAAACAATCATCAGGAACAGAGTGGTCGTACATAGTAAGTCTGGTCCTCTCACTATATAATAAATATATTCCGGTGAAGTCGTGTGTGTATTTTTCAAAATATTCATATCTAAAAAATTCAACCTGCCCTCTCTTGATCTCCATAATCAGGTCGGTCATCATTTGGGTTCGGTTCATGGTGTAGTGCCCCTTATCACCATCCCACTTAATTTTAGTTGCCATAGTACCATGCTCATACATCTCAGCAAAACGCTGGGGCGACAATGTTTCTACCATCATCGCGTTTGATGTTCTACCGTCTCCAGTATCAGCTATTGTAAGCACACACCGGTACCTTTGAATAATTCTAAGCATGTCTTTAACCTGCAGAATGGCGTCAGACATCTTGCCTTCATACTTCTTAACGAATATTGTTCTTGGCTTGCCCTTAATGTGACCCATAATGGTTAAAATAGAGTACGATGTCCCAGAGGCAGTGTCTCCCTTACCCCAGTCTATCCCGGCAGTAAGCGGTATGTTTTCAAGCTCTCGCGGCATTTTCTCTTCATTACACGGATCGAAGTCACCACAGCAAGATTTTATCTCGGCCAACGACATGGGGTGTTTAGCTGATGCATAAGGAAGAGCTAAAACTTCATTGAAGAACTTTTCAGCAGAACATGTCTTTCGAACATTTATTACATTAACCTTCCAGGCATCAGGGTTGTTTCTATTATTAATCCAGTTCAGAACTATTTGTGGCATACGAAAACCATCCATAATCCCAACAGAATTCATAGCTACCCAATCTCCATCTTCATAAAAAATTGGCTTGCCGCATTTGTTACATATTAAGCACGTATCACCAATGTTGTGTTCGTTGATGTAATTGTATTTTGTACAGTGTAGGCACCTTATAATCCACTCACACTGTGTCGATAGGCCCCAAAACTTCTCCATGGTATTTTCCACGGTCTTTGGGGTGCCGGCGTATATTTTAGAATTAAACAAATGAGCTGGGAGCCCAGGGTAAATATTTTTTAAAGATTCCCAGTGGGCCATACTGTGAGACATGCTCTGTTCTATAACCGGTAGATGGTCGCTTATTATGTCCTGAACCTCATCAATACAACATCGGTCTGCAGATATGCCTCGTATAGCATCGGCAGAATGATAGGCTGATCTAAGATATATTTTGGACCCATTGGTAAATTCTTTATAAGAAACCTGGTCCTTAGTTTTGGTGTCGATATAATAATCCTGTATTATATCAGAGCCCCTAACACACGAATCTATTTTGTCGGTTGAAAACACAGACACTTGATTACCAGTTGGAGCAACATAGAGAGTGTGAAAGCTTGGGTATTTAATACATGGGAACACAGACTCATTTGCTATTGTGGTAGATTTATGTGTTTGACGGGCAGATTTCAAAAGCTTAGCGCGAGAGTTTGAGTTATAAATAGCACACAAGTGCCTCATGGAATGCGCGGGAAACTGCATGGGTGCGCCATTAAGCTGAAATATATTGGATATAAAATCAATTGGCTTGATTGGCATATATGTGTTAATATAACTAAAAAACTGGTATAACAGTAATGAATGGTAATATGTATTGTGTTTTAAAGATAGGAGTATAAAATGGAAGTAACTTGGGTTGAACCAATAAACTGTACAGATTATGATTATTGTACTGAATCAGCTTGTTGTTATTGTGTATTTATCAGTGCTTGTGAAACAAAAATAAGCGGTCAATTATCGACCAAATGTTATAAAAACTTTAAAAAACAGGTATAGGAGGAATTATGGTTGAATTAGAAGAAAAAATTATGAAAGATATTGGGTTGGGGGGCACTATCATTATTACAATGGCTCTGGAAGTTGCTCTCATATAAGAGAAAATGCCGTGCGTTTAATTCCAGAAACTCTTAAAAATGAGGATTTGTCCTTATCTGAAGAGTGGAAAGAAGTTTTGAAACTTGCACTTGTTGCTGATGGTGGACAATATAGCCTAACAAACACTTGGGTAATGTGTAGTTAT